GCGAATTTCATCCCCTTCTTCCAGAACAACATAAGCTTCTCCGTCAAATTTAAGAAACTCAGAGCTTGTCAAGGGATATTCATCAATAATGTTAATTTCTGTGTCGGCTGTTTTATCATACCACCACACAGACACATTCTTATTCACACCTGCTTGATTACTAATAAACAAAAGCCCCCAAGCAGCGTAGTGCTGAGAAGGCACTGTATAGATTGTTGTCTTAACGCCTGCTGTTAGGTTTTTACCAACAGAGATTGCTCTCATTTGTCTTCCTTAGCAAGTTTCTTAGGAGCAGGAGGCTCCTCAACAACTTCAACATACTCAGCGTGCTTACGCATGTTGTCAATTGTTTCTTTTTCTTTCCACTCATACACACAACCTGTATGAACACATTTAAATTTAGCCATGTTGTTTCCTTTTTGTAAAGAGCTTATTAGTTCGTTATAAAAAGGAAGCTCCCGTAGGAGCCTCCTTCAAAGCCTATTAGGCCGCCTGCTTATGCAGGCACAATCAGCGCAACAGCAGAGCCGTCACGCAGTTCCTTAACACCGTACAGGGTGTCAGCAGTGAACAGAGTACCAAGGTATTCTTGTTTGTACTGAGTCTGTGAACGAACACCCATCTGCTCGATAAACACTGCGAAGTCTTTATGACCCATCAGGCAAGCCTTAGCAGCGGTAGTACCAGTGGTGGATTCAGCGTTGCTGGTCACGAAGACAGGAACACCATAAACATTACCGATTTCACCATTGCGGATGGTATTGGCAGAGCCCTGCTCACCCACGAATGCCTGCTCCGTAAACCGTGCAATGCCCATCAGGGTGTTGCGGGTCGAAGGAGGAACCAGCAGGAAGCGGCCATCCATTGGAACATCATTGTCATCCAGACGCTGAATGGAACGGCGAATAGCAGCATCAGTGAGAGCACCAAGGCCAGTATTGGCAGCAGCCACATAAGCGGTAGTGCCGTCAGCGCCGGAGAAGGCTGCATTGTAAGCAGCAGTACCGTTACCGCCTTGAACGCCACGACCCAATTGAATGAGCGAGGTGTCCACTTGACGAGCAAGAGCGTAGCCAGCATCTTCAGTGTAGAAGTTGCGGAGCGAGGCAAGAGCCTGTGCTTCGACAATATCTTCAATCAGACGCGAATACTCGTAATGCTGGTCGATGGTTGCAACAACTTCCAACTCAGTGCCTGCAATGAGGGTCACTTGGGTGGAAGCAGCTTTAACCGAAGCAGAGCCACGGATAGGAGCAGGAATGTGAACGGAGTCACCCTTCTTGCCCTTGAAGCTCATCTTTTTAATCAGATTAGCGAGAACAAGGTTTTTCTTGTAAGTTGCAACAATCTCATCGCTCCAGATTTCTGGGATGAATGTTGCAGCAGTCGTCGTAGTGACGTTATTAGTACCTAAAGCCATTTTTAAATTTCCTTCTGCGCGTTAGCGCAATTATTTAACTCGTCCTTCCGCATAAGCCTGACGAATTTCAGGTTCAAGCGTTTCATAGCGAGCGGGGTCTGTCATGCGAAGCCGGATAAGGTCAGCACGGCGATAAACTTTCCTTGGAGACTCACCAGTTCCGCTAGTATCTACAGCAGCAGCTTTCATGTTCTGTTTAAGAACTTCAGTACCATCGGTACGCGCTTGTGTTGTTTTTACACCACGAATCTGTTTGAATGTGGAAAGTAGTTCATCAGCAGCTTCAAAATCAAAGGAGGTGTCAGCTTGTGTATACATCTGCATACGCAAGTTGCTTCCTTTCACCCAATTGATAAATTCACCGTCTTGAATTACTTCTGCAAAGTCGGGATGTTTCTTTTGGAGCATCGCCTGCGTTTGCATTTGTTTCATCTGTGCGGCTGCTTGTTTAGCTGCCAACACATCTGGGTGTTTATCCACTGCATCACGAACAGCCTTCTTTGGGTCTTCAAAGAAGTCAATTTCGTTTTCTACTAAAGCAGGCTCATCTTTCTTGTAGAGTTGTTGTTTAAGCAGTTCATCTGCCAGCTTTCGAACCTCACCAACTTCTTGTGCCTGACGCCCAATGAGCTTTTCAGCTTCTTGGTGCATTGTCACAATATCTTCAAGACTCTTGCCTTCGTATTTAGAAGGAATCTTTTGTTTGGTTTCTACAGGAGGGGACTCAGCCACCTTCTCCTGTTGTTCTACAGCGTCAAATTCACTGTTAAACACTTCTTCATTGTCGATTAATGCCATACTGTCCTTTCGTCCTGCCCATAACGGGTTTTAGGAGATTTAAAAATAACTTCAGAAGGGCGCTTACGCGTTTCTCTTCTGTTCTTGTTTGAGCCTTTCAGCCCGATCTCGTACCCATTTATCCGCTGCTCCGGGAAAAGCACCTGTAATGCCCTCCAATGAAACTCGCGGGGTGGATATGATACGAATGGCTTCTTCGTTGCATTCTTTACAGGAAGCAACTCGTAAGCTTTCGTCTATATAGTGCTCAGAAACATGCCCGTGAGCACAGCGAAACTCATAGAATCTTTTCATTCTGTAAGCTCCTCATATGCCCTCTCACACGCCTCTTTGCGGGTTAAAAGCAGGTTAAGAATGTCAATCTGTCCTTGTCGATGAAAAAGAGATTGAGCATCTTGGACAGTTGACAGTTCATTAACCGTGTTTTTAATCTTTGTAAGGTCTTCCATCAACATGAGCCACCCCTTGGTAGCCATCATTGAGAAAGTTTCCTCGTAATAAAGTTGTAGCGTTTTATCCATTGAATTAGGAGCCATTGGCTTTATCCTTTGTTGTTTCTATACAACCATTGTACCATTTTTACAACACAAAAGTCAATAGAAGATGAAAATAATTAATGTTTTTTATCAGTTTAGAGCGTTTCTATTGGATTTATCCATCTGAAGCATAGTGATTCGTTCATTTCTGATGCTGTCTTGCTCTTTAATAGACAAATCCTTCTCTTTCAGCATCAGTTCAGTGATGCGAGCGCGGCGCTCGAAGTCTTTTGCTTCGTTGGTGTCATCCAGATTGGTGGACAAGGCTGCGGTGAGCTTTGCCTGTGCCAACTGAGGAGCCAACTGCGTATCAACTTGAATCTGCTGTGCTTCAGCAGCTTGTTTTTGTGCTTTTGTCTGCAAATCAGCCACTTGAGCACTAGCCAGTTGCATTGCTGCTTGTTGTTGGGCTTGTTGAGCTTGTTGCGCTTCAGGAGAAGGCTGACTCATCTGGTCTAAAGTTGCCATCAGTTCAGCTTTGTTCGACAAGCTGGAATTAGACAAAATACCCTTCAATAGCACAGGCAACACAGGGGTGTCTGGGCCAAGGGTTTGCAACAATCCAATCATCTGCTGTTGTTCATACTCTCGTGCAAGCACGCCAAGCGTAGCAGTGGGAATAAAGGTCATGTCCACAGAAGGATAACGCTCAGGGTCAAACTGCATATAGCGATATGCTGCTTTGTAGATGAACGGAATCATGAAATCTTCTTGGAAGTTAACAAGAGTGCGTTTGTACTTCTTGATAACACCTGCCATAGCCATAGACATGCCTTGGCCGCTAGCGTCACGCTGCGCTGCTGATGGCATACCTGCGCTGTCCACTGTGCCGGTTGCTTGTAACAACATCCGCTCGAAGTTCTGCGCTGCTGCTGGAGCATCCTGATTAGTAACACCGAAGTGGAAAGGAGAGATAATTTCGTTGGGGTTGCCATTGGTGAGAATGGCCTTGCCCGGTTTCACCTCAAACTTAGCACCGCGAGGCAGGCGTGTGGCATCCATAGCAATCATAGGAGCCGTTGTAAGGGCAAGGCTGTCCATGTGAGCACGCAACTGACCGTCAATGGCCTTCTGCATGTTGTAAGCTTTCTCAACGGTTCCACGGCCCCAGAAGCGGCCCGGCACTGTATCATCCTGATAGGCCACCACAGGGCGGTCTTTCATCATGTAGGGGCTCTCTTCAGCCTTTAACAGTTGTCCGTCATTGGCAATGACAATGATGGCTTCCACCATGTCGCAATATTCATCAGCAACACTGTCTTCAGGAAACAAATCCACCACATCAGCAGCGTTTTCATCCTTAAGCTCATCCAGATACTCTTTAGGAACAAGACCGTAATAGGTGATAAGTTTCACCTTATCGTTCTGGTAATAAGACAGCTCTTGTGTTGGCTCTAAATCAGTTTCTTCACCAGAAGTTTGGATATCCACCTTCTTGTAGATGCCTTTTTCCATGCCTTCTACAATCTTGTGAATGCTCACATACTTCTCAATGGCGCAGCCCATAGCTTCATCGAGGCTATCAGCATTGGGGTCAATGAGGAAGTTCTTTGGATTGACAGGCTTGAGCTTAACGCATGTGCGCTCGTTAGAAGACACACCAATGGCAGCCATGCCCTGCATGTTAGGCATTGCTTGCGTAGCTGGTTTGTATTCTGTATAAGAAGCCACAGTGATTTCACCAATGCCTGTTCCGTAGATTTCAGCCATCAGTTCGATGTGGTCAATGCTTTTCTTAATCTTGTCTCGCTTGAAGTCTTCCATAAGCAGCTGCTTGATGGCTTCGACATCCAGAGGGTTGCCATCCACATCCTTGATATCGTCTTCGATATCAAAGAACTCCCCTTGACCAAAGATGGCCTCAATCACTTCAGCGTGGCGAGTTTCCACGGCCTGCTGTGTGGCAGGACTGATGATGCGGCTACGCTCGCTCTCGCGTGTCTTGTCCTCAGCAGCCCACTGACCACGGAAGATGCGCTCATATTCTTCCCAATCAGGAAGGTAGTTCACATCCCGGTAGTCGCGCCATTGGTTTAAGCGGCTGACAACCCAATCCACCAGTTCAGTTTCTGCGCTGGTTACTTCGTCAAATACCACTTGTTTTTCTTTAGCCATTTTGTTCCTTAGTAGCCTGCAATAACATCCATGACTTCGTA